GTAGATATTTGACCTTACGGTCCCGGAGGTCGTGGGCCGTTTTCATAGCTTGGTCACCCTAAGGATTTTAACAAACCTCTCATTACTGAATACATTAATGGCGTACTCATATTCCTCCTGGGTGTATTGCTTGACCTGGGTGGTCCCGTTGGGCAGCAAATACTGGATCTCATAAGCTTTCATGATTCACCCCCGACCTTGAAAGACTTAATGTGAGATTCCTTGTACCAGCTATCGATTGACTGGGAAAAGGTGAAGTGTTTAGCGATACCGTCGCCCTGGTAGTTGCCGTTCATATGTCCCTTGTAAAGCTGGACCATCTTGGGGAGCCTGGTAGATTTCTTTTTAATAATCTCCTGATTACCCTGGGCGTCCACTGCTAGAACCTGGTACCCGCCTTTTATTGCTACTGCGATCACTGCTTCGATTTCGTTGATTTTCATAATGTTCTCTCTTTAGTTAGGTTGGTTGTTGTCTTGATGGGTTCATTATACAGTGGTCGACGTCCTTGTCAACACTTTATTTCATTTATTTTAGAAAGCCTCCAAGATTTCGCCGTAGTTTGCAAACTTAGCTTTTGCAGCAGCCAGTACCATCTTCAAAATCTCGTTGCGCTTCGTGGAATCTTCGTGGGTCAGATATCCGTTAATCTCGTGGTCCAGGTCGATGATGTGAAGCTGCTCGAGGATGGTAGCCGTACCTACTTTAGACGCTAGGATGATAAGAGCACCAGTGTGATCGTTGTTGTCGGTGTTCTCGGCCATGGCGCGGATGGTAAGCTTAGGTAAGTTTTTCATAATGTTTCTCGCTTTAGTTAGGTTGTTTGTTGTCTTGATGGGTTCATTATACAGCCAGGGATATTTGTGTCAACACCTAAATGCGTTTTTATTTAAATTAATTTCGACAAAGTCTTCCTACTATATATACAAGGTCCAAAAATACCCTGAAATCCTAAAAGGAGGGAATATGGATACCAACCAAATGGAGAAATACTATGACACCTACAGAATTCAGATCTATCTTGCTCGACTATAACCCCGACAGCCCCGCTCAGAAATTACGAGTGGAGGGCATCCTCAGACGCCAGCCGACGTTAATGGCTGTATACCTGGCTGTCGTACATGCGTGATGCTGGCCTCTTCGTGGGGCATACGTCGTGCGAGGCGTGTGGCTCATCAGATGCCAATGCTGTGTACGACAACGAAGACCACCAAACTACATACTGCTTTGCATGCCAGGCAGTTGGACGACCTACTGAGGAGATAACTATGGAGGGGTTCGAGAAAGTAGACACATCAGTCCCCCAGGTACCCTCAGAGGTCCGTGGGTTCCGTGAGCGGAAACTCACCAAGGCCGCTGCAGCGTTCTTCGATATAACCGTTAAGACCCAGGGCGATATCATAACCCACCATTACTACCCTTATACAAAGGATGGCCAGGTAACCGGCTATAAGGTCCGAGAGGTTGAGGGGAAGGTCTTCAAGGCAATCGGTGATAAGAAAAATACTGAGCTATTTGGCCAGTCTAAGTTTAGCCAGGGTGGGAATAAGCTGGTCATTGTTGAGGGTGAGCTGGACGCGGTAGCAGTCGCCCAGTCAATGCTCGACGAGTATAAGAAGGTTTTCCCGGTGGTCTCGGTTCCCGATGGTGCCCAGAGTGCCGCTAAGGCGATCCTCGCCAATAGGGAGTGGGTAAGGTCCTTCCGGGAAGTGATTGTGATGTTCGATATGGATAAACCTGGACAGGATGGCGCCAACGAAGTCGCCAAGATGATTGGTGCCGATAAGGCTAAGGTCGCGGCACTGACTAAAAAGGATCCATCAGATGAATACCTGGCCCTGGGGTCCAAGGGTATCTCCAACGCCATTTGGAATGCCGCATCATGGCAGCCAGCGGGCATTATTAACGGCAAAGACACATGGGAGACATATCAAAATGAAAAAGATGCAGAATACCAGGACTTCCCTCCGTTCCTCGAGGCGCTTACTAAAAAGATTCACGGAACACGTAGCGGATCTATTACGATGCTTACATCAGGTACTGGATGCGGAAAGACAACATTTGTTAAGGAAAACATATATCACATACTCCGCACTACTCAGGACCAGATTGGACTTGTTAGTCTGGAGGAGAGTACGAGCGAAACAGTTCGCGGATTCCTATCCCTCGATTTATCTAAGAGGGTCGGACTCCCGGGCGTCGAAGTCAGTCTGGAAGACGAAAGAGCCGCGTTTGATCGTACCTTGGGTACTGGTCGGATTCTTATGCTCGATCATCAGGGTAGCTGTGAGGATAGTTCTCTGGTCGACAAGCTGGAGTTCCTGGCCCTTAGTGGTTGCAAGCATATTGTTTTGGACCATATTACTATCGCTGTCTCTGAGTCTCGTGATGGCAATACTAATTCTGCTATTGACGCTCTGATGTCCCAACTCCTCAAGATCACCAAGCGCCACGATTGCCATGTAATGTGCATAAGTCACTTACGGAAAGTGGGCGGGGGTGATAAATCATTCGAGGACGGTGGCGATATCAGCCTGGACGACCTTCGAGGGTCTGGATCCCTTAAGCAGGTATCAGCCCAGGTGATAGCATTATCGCGTAACCTATCCGCCGAGTCCGACCTGGAGAGACATACCGTCAAGGTAAAAGTCCTTAAGGATCGATGGACCGGTGCTACGGGTTGGGCGGGGTGCTTTCAGTTCGATAGCAACACAGGACGCCTCAAGCGAGCAGATGGCGCATTTGATGACAACGGTTTCACCTCGGAGATCCAGGGTGAACTTACAACATAGGAGAATTAAATGGATAATATACTACAGTTTATTGCGCCCAGGGATGACCGTGAGCGTGATGTGGCTACCGGAAAAATGTTAATAGCTGGAGCAATGGACCACCTCGATATGGCCCTGGTGGACACCCTGGAGGCCCTGGAGGACGCTGGGGACTTGATGGGGGACGACTATATGCTCGACCCCTACCTATTACTAGACTCAATCGGAGCTATCTTCGAAAGTTTAGATATGGACCCACTGGAAAGCGTGGCATACGTAATGCTCAGAGATTGTTGCGATTACATGGAAATTATGGAGGAGGTACGAGATGAATGACCTAAAAGGTATGATCGACAAATTAAAAGCAGATGGGGAGGCCCTGGCAGAAACGAACCGAGAGCTTTCCAGGTCCCTAAACGATATCACCCCGGCAGAGTGGGACCGTGCAGCAGAGAATCACAGAGCCGTGACGCGGGATGCCCTGGAAAACATGTACGGAGTTAAAGAAGAGAAGCAGTGGGAGGCAGCTACCAGGGCAGCTATGGACATAAATAAAACAGACGACGTCCTCAACAGGGCAGCCATAATCTCACACCACGCAGCAATCGATACCCAGGTGGGTGGTAGCCATTACCAGCAAGGCGGTATTGAGCCCATCGATTTTATCACATCAAATCAAATTCCATTTTGCGAGGCCAACGTTATCAAATACGTATTCCGCCATAAACTAAAGAATGGGATTACCGATCTAAAAAAGGCCAAGCACTACTTGGAAATGCTAATTAACCAATATGAGGGATTATAAAAAAATGACCGAGATGACAGGATATCAAAGATACATAGCCATGAGCCGATACGCCAGGTGGTTACCGGAGCAAGGCCGGAGAGAAACGTGGGAGGAAACAGTTGATAGATATATGGACAACGTGGTAGGAGACAAGGTGGACTCGGCGACCTATAACCTACTATCTGAAGCAATCCGAGACCTAAAAGTCATGCCCTCCATGAGAGCAATGATGACCGCAGGTGTCGCAATGGACCGAGACAACACTTGCGCTTACAACTGTAGCTATCTACCAATCGAAGACCCTAAGTGTTTTGACGAAGCTATGTTTATACTGTTGTGTGGTACTGGCGTTGGTTTCAGCGTCGAGCGGCAATACATATCGAGGTTGCCCGACATCCCGAATCAAATGTTCGACAGTGAGACCACTATCGTAGTCAGGGATTCAAAGGAGGGTTGGGCTAAGGCCCTACGCCAGTTAATAAGCTTATTGTACGCTGGTGAAATACCTAAGTGGGATACCTCACAGGTAAGACCCGCAGGCGCTAAGTTGAAGACGTTTGGCGGCCGCGCTAGCGGTCCTCAGCCCTTGGTTGATCTGTTCACCTTTACGTGTGAGACCTTCGTGGCGGCTAAGGGCACTAAGCTATCATCGATACAGTGCCACGACTTGATGTGCAAGATTGGTGAGGTGGTTGTCTGTGGTGGCGTTAGACGCTCCGCTATGATCTCACTCTCCAACCTGTCTGATGACCGTATGCGTCACGCTAAGTCTGGTCGATGGTTCGACAACAATGCACAGCGAGCTTTAGCTAACAACTCAGTCTGCTACACCGAAAAGCCCGACATGGAGACATTCATTCGGGAGTGGTCAGCACTGGTGGAGTCTAAGTCTGGTGAGCGTGGGATCTTCAGTCGTCCAGCTTCGAAGGCGCAAGCAAAGAAAACAGGTAGGCGTGATGCGGATCACGAGTTCGGCACGAACCCTTGTAGCGAAATAATTTTACGCCCCTACCAGTTTTGCAACCTCACGGAAGTAGTAGCACGACCCGAAGATACATTCGAGACACTCTCGGAGAAGGTTAGATTAGCTACCATTCTGGGGACTATCCAGAGCACCTACGTTACCTTTCCATACCTCAGAGATATATGGCACACCAACACCGCAGAGGAGCGGCTATTAGGTGTCAGCATGACAGGCATCATGGATAATAATCTGCTTACGTTTGCAGATGAGACTCCAGCGGTCCTGGAGGCGCTACAGCGTGTCGCTATCTCGACCAATGTAATTTGGGCGTCTGAGCTAGAGATTCCCGTGGCTACGGCGATCACCGCCGTAAAACCCTCCGGCACTGTGTCTCAGTTAGTCGATAGCGCCTCGGGCATCCACACTCGCCACTCCGATTACTACATTCGGACGGTGCGTGGAGATAACAAAGATCCGTTAACGATGTTCCTGAAAGACAGCGGGGTCCCTAACGAGCCCTGTGTCATGGGTGGACCTACTACTGTGTTCAGTTTCCCAACCAAGTCCCCGGATGGCGCAGTTACCCGCGACCACGTCGATGCTATTAAGCAGCTAGATATCTGGCTTATGTATCAGCGTAAGTGGTGTGAGCATAAACCGTCGGTGACTATCTCGGTCCGGGATGATGAGTGGATGAAGGTAGGGGCGTGGGTATATGAGCACTTCAATGAAATCTCGGGGGTCTCATTCCTACCCCATAGTGATCATAGCTACAAGCAGGCTCCCTACCAGGAGTGCACCAAGGAACAGTACGAGGCGGCGCTTAGCACAATGCCACCGACTATTGACTGGACACGGCTTCCAGAGTTCGAGAAGGAAGACACAACAAAAGGCAGCCAGACATTAGCCTGTACCGCAGGCGTATGCGAGATTGTCGACATCTAAAATAAATGAGGGGCCTTAGGGCCTCTCAAACACCTAACCAATACGAGGATTTATAATATGATATTACGTAACGTAGAACTAAAGTGGGTAAAGTTGGACCCAGCAAACCCTGATATGGGCTTTGATAAAGAAACCCCGCAGTGGAACCTCCAGGCTATCACGCGCAGTAAGACCCAAGCTGAGGAGTGGAAAGCCGCGGGATTGTCCCCTAAGCCAGACAGTGACGATACCGGTCTAATCTTCCGCATGAACGTGAAGAAGCTGGTAGAGCAGCGTAACGGCACTCCTAATAAGCCTGTACCAGTAGTCGGTGCGGACCTTATGCCCCTGGAGGATGTCTCGGTCATTGGTAACGGCTCCATCGGTAACGTGAAGATCCGAACCTTCGAGTATGATTTTAACGGTCGCAAGGGTATTGGCTGTCGCCTGGACGCGGTTCAGATCACTAAGCTGATCGAGTACGCATCTAAGGGGTCCGCAGCGCTCGAAGGGTTCGAAGCATTCGACGCGGATGATACCTCAACGGATGAAGACGATGCCTATTGATACAGCAGCAGTAGTCTTTGTTTTATACATGCTAACCATTATTTTTATGTGTTTAGGTTAGACCTCTGATGAGCCCTAACGGGCGAAACTGCCCCGGGTTTCCTGGGGTAGTCAGGTCAATGTGAAAATAATTTAAAATAAATGAAATAAAGTGTTGACAGGGAAACCGACTGCCACTAAGATGGGCGCATCAACACAGAAAACTACTTAAATAACTCGGAGATATATATTATGAATAACTTTAAAATCAAAACACTCGCAGCAGTCCTAGCCCTGGCATCTTTTGGAGCTCAATCAGCAATTTTACCTAATCCAGACAGTGCTACTAAAATCGGTTCAAAGGGAACGTTCGTAACTGAAGACCGCTGTTTGTTTACCAACGTAACCCCCGCGGTTATGGCCTACGACGGCAAAGGCACCTGGATCGTTACAAAGGTTGGTACAATTGATATCGAAGCTAAAGGCCAGAAAGTTATCGCGGTTACACCTGTAGGCACCTTAGTAGACAGTAAAACTGGTACGACAGTCGCCTCGCAGATCAAGTATAATTATAAACAAGCCAAAAATGCCACCGTAGATAACGCTGATAATATCGTAGGCGTAGCAAGTAAGACTACAGACGACTTCTCTATCTCAGTCATCGACATCGGCGGCATCGTCTGGAGCACTGAAACTGAAGCGAAATCTGGTATCTTTAACAC